TTATTCTTCCAAAAAAAAGCGCATTTCAGGTGGTATTCCGATACGCTGGAAATAAACTTTAAGAGATTCATCCTCTTCGGGTACGTAGCCTGCGGACAACAGTTTCAATGCAAAGAGATTGGCCTGCCGCTCCATCTTGCCGGGTGCAAAGAAAGAATTCTCCTCCAGGAAAAAGCGGTTCATCCATTTATGCAGCCGGTCATGACCCAGTTCATGGGCGCAGACAAATCGCTGCCACTCTGCCGAAAGCCCCTGGTGAATCACAATAAACCGTCTTCGTAATATCCGGTAGTATAAACCTTTGGTTCCTTCGCCCAAATCGCAAAAACGAATATGAATGCCAAGCGCTGCGGCTAACTCAAAAGGGTCGCTCGTTTTATATTTTATAATCAGCTTGTTGATTAACTCATCCATATTGTTCACCTGCGGGCAGTTAGTGTAATGTATATGCAATACGGTTATTGACTGGAATCATCACCGGGTTTCTTTCGTTTATTCATCTGTTTGGCCTCCCAGAAGAGTCCGGTTAATACATCCTTAATCCGCTGCTTGTCCTCTTGATTAAGCGGAATACCGTCGAACATCAATTCTCCATCATCCTCCAGCATCGTGCGGAAATCCCGCTTATCCTTACTTGTAGCCCATTCTGGAATATGGGACTCACTATGCCCTGCATGCTCCTCAAGATGCCCGGCCCGTTCCATCAGTGCCTCATAAGAGCTCTCCAGCGCATCTGCAAGCTTTCTTAAGGTTGCGGGCTTGGGCACGCCTCTTAACCCGTTCTCAATTCTTGATATTTGCGATCCGCTAATTCCAGCTCTACCAGCAACCTGATTAATGGTCAGGCCCTGCTGTTCCCGGAGCTGCTTCATATACTCTCCAAATGCCGTCATCGACCACCACTCCTTTTGAGCTTATTACCTAATGGTAATAATATAAAACACTTTTGTCAAAAGGTAAAGATATCGAGCATTAAATTGCCAAAAGACAAGAAAAAGGTTGGTAATCGGGGATTATGCTCCTAAAATGGCTTACTCCTGCGTTTTACGCCACAGGCAGAAAGTGGTATATTATAAAAAAATGCGAACAACATGAGAACACTAAGGATTGTACCACATTTCTGCAAAGACTTCCGCATCTGATCTCATTTAACTTAAACCAAGGGAGTGTATTTAATGATTAAATTATCCTCATTGCCCGAACTCGACCGACGTCGTACCCAGGTTACTATAGAAAACATGCTTGAACGGTACCGTATTTACAAGACCGTTACTTTTGAGGCAAGAGAAGCTGCAACTACTTACTCTTACAATGAAAGATTTCATGGTCCAACACATGCGGTATCCGATCAGACGGCATCGATTGCCTCATATAATGTGGATGTGCCTGCAGCCAGAAGAGGATACTGCGAAGCTATTGATTCCGTAGTGGACAGGCTGGACAAGAGGGAACAGCAGCTGGTGCGTGAGCGGTATATGCGCAGAGATGAAATGTATGATTACACCATTTACAATCACGTGTTTGATCCGCCGGTCAGCAAGGATACCTATGTGAAGATTAGGTCAAAGGCTTTTTACAAAATGGCACTGGCGCTGACGGACTTGGGGCTGATGTCCCTGGAGGCTTTGATCAAAGATAAATCTCAGCGTTAGGCAGTGAATACGAAAGGACAATTTATCAAGCATGGCAGCCGTGTTATCTGCATCCGCAGATGATGCGGCTTTTTTGATGAAGAGGTGAACGAAGACATCCATTGTTACTCTGTCGGCGAGCCGCTGCAAAACCGGCGGTTTTCGTCTCAAGATTCTCCCAAGCTCCGCCGGTGTTCCGTCTCTATGCGGAAATAAAGGGGGTATGATTATATCATGGCAAATGAAGCAACAGTTGCAATTACAAGCTCCTGTGCTAATCTGCCAACCTGAAAGAAGGATATGCTCTCTACTGCAGAGAGCGTATCCTTTTTGATTTCTTAGAGACAAGGAGGAGAGAGAGCAGCCTGTAAAGTTCAACGTATGAAAGGATGGATAGAATGCCTGTACAACAGCTGCGGGAACACATTTCGGATGCGCTTAAGCGGGCTTACCCGGAGATTCCCGTATTTGCCGGCGAAAATGCGCAAACGCCCCATTTCGTGCTGGAGCTGATCTCGGCTACCTATGACCGGCAACGGGAAGGCAGGTATATGGCGGTTTACCGCTTTGGAATACGTTTCGAGCAGGGAGAAGCGCTTCAAAGTGAAAACATGGCGGATGGTTTATGTGAAGCTTTGAGCGGCAGTGAGCCGGGGAATTCGGCGTACCGGGTTGTTCGGCAAGCGTGGGAAGCGGGGACGGAAGGCAAAGGTCCGCTTTTTACGGTGGATTATATGCTCTACCTGAACCAAACCCTGGCGGAGCCGGAGATGATGAGACAGATGATTGGAGGAGAACGGCTGAAATGAGCATGGACCGTTATTGCAAACAGCAATTAATTCGCTCCACCCAATTTAAGCTTGCGGAAAAGGATGTACTGAACGCAATGCTGGAGGAAGACGGAAGCTACACGCTGGATGAGGCAAAGGAAGTACTGGAGCTTTTTCTAAATAAGGAGGTTATCTAATGGCTGGTGGAATTTGGACAACACAAAACAAGGTGCGGCCGGGTGTATATGTAAACGTAACTGGAACAGGAAGTCCTGTTGGCAAAATGGGAGATCGCGGGGTAACGGCACTGGCGCTTGCCCTGCCATGGGGACCAAGCGGTTCGCTTCTGAAGCTCACGCCCCAAGACGATATGCAGAAGCAGCTCGGATATGATCTGACGACTCCGGCGCTGCAGCCGGTACGCGAAGCACTGAAACGTGCAGGCACCCTGCTGCTGTACCGTCTGAATGAAGGAGTAAAGGCACAGGGTACGGGCAGCGGCTTGCAGACTACAGCGCTTTACGGCGGCGAACGCGGCAATGACCTGAAGGTGGTCATCGAGAAGAATGTGGACGATAGCGCTCTGTTCGATGTCCGCACCCTGCTGGACGGCGTTGAAGTGGACAACCAAAGCGTGGCTGATGCCGGGGCACTGGCTCCAAACGACTATGTGCATTTTGCGGAGAGCGATGGCGTTCCTCTTGCACTGAGTGCAGGCATTCCGCTAGCCGGCGGGGCCAATGGCACTGCGACGGCTGCCGAGCACAGCAAGTTCCTGACGCTGCTGGAGGTACAGGATTTCCAGACGGTAGGCCTTGTGTCCACAGACAATTCGCTGAAGTCACTGTATGTGGCTTATGTGAAGCGGCTTCGTGAAACCGAAGGCAAGAAGGTTCAGGCGGTATTGTCCGATTATGCTGCAGCCGGGCATGAGGGCGTCATCAGTGTGGCGAACGGGGTAGTACTGGCGGACGGTACGCTCGTCGATAAGACGAATGCGGTAGCCTGGGTAGCCGGTGCGACGGCTGCGGCCGCTGTTAACGAATCGCTGACTTATCAGGCCTATGACGATGCGGTGGATGCCGATGTTCGCTTCAGCCATTCGGAGACGGTGGACAAGCTGAACCGCGGGGAGCTGCTCTTTACGTACAGCGGCGGCCGTGCGGTGGTGGAGCAGGATATTAACACCTTTACGACTTATTCTCCGACCAAGGGCAAAGCCTTCTCCAAAAACCGGGTGCTGCGCGTGCTGGATAGCATTGCCGGGGATATGAAGCGGATCTTTGAAAGCTACTTTATTGGCAAAGTTGCCAATAATGACGATGGCCGGGGGCTGTTCTGGTCCCAGTGTGTGTCGTATATGAACGATCTGCAGAACCTGGGGGCCATTGAAAGCTTCGATGCGCAGAAGGACATTACCGTCGTCGCCGGTGCGGACAGTGACAGTATCGTACTGGAAGTGGCTGTGAAGCCGGTCGATTCCGTAGAAAAAGTATATATGAAAGTGAAGGTGGTTTAAGATGGCATTTTTGAAGGCTAGCGATACGCTGTCCGGCCAGGAGGGCCGCGCTTATGCAACGATCAATAATCAGACGGAAGAGATGTTCTATGTAAAAACGCTGGAAGCGACGGTGGAGAAGCAGAAGGCGGAAGTGAAGACACTGGGCCGCCGCGGGGTGCAGCATAAAGCGACAGGTTGGTCGGGCAGCGGCACAATGACGATTTTTTATATGACGAGCCGGTTCCGCCAGCTGATGCTGGAGTATATGAAGACCGGGGTCGATCAATACTTCGACATTGTCGTTACCAATGAAGATCCTTCCTCCTCGGTTGGCGCGCAGCGCGTCATGCTGAAGCATGTCAATCTGGACAGTGTAATCATGGCTTCGCTGGATACCGAATCGGAGGCGCTGGAGGAAGAAGTGAGCTTTACCTTCGAGGATGTAGAGCTCCAGCAGTCGTTCGCTGCCCCGTCCAGTCTCGGTCAATAAACGAGTAGAACAAAGGCGATAGGCGTAAGGTGAGATGAGAGACCCGGGCGTAGATATACGGAGGGTCTCTTCTCATGTTATCACAACCATTCCAATTATATTAGGAGGATGTATATGAGTGATTTAAGCTTGTTTTTTGCGCAAAATGCTGCCAGTGACACTACCGAGGAATTCGTGGTTTCGCACCGCTTCAAGGATAAAGAGGGCAACCCGGCGCCTTGGCAACTGCGCAGCATGACTGAAGAGGAGAATCAGGAATGCCGGAAAGGCGCTACCCGCAAGATTAAGGGCAAGAACGGCACCTATACGTCGGAGATTGACCCGAATGAGTATATGGCCAAGCTGATGACCGCCAGTGTGGTCTATCCCGATCTGAAGAACAGCGAGCTGCAGCGCTCGTATGGCGTGATGGGAGCAGAAGCGCTGCTGCGTAAAATGCTGCTGCCCGGCGAATTTGCTTCGCTTGGCGAGCGGGTGCAGGCGCTGAACGGTTTTGATACGGATATGAACGAGCTGGTAGACGAAGTAAAAAACTGATCAACGAGGGCGACGGTGAGGCCAACCTGGCCTACTACGCCCTCCACGAGCTGCATATCCTGCCGCATGAGCTGATGAAGCTCTCCGTACGCGAGCGGGCGGCCATTTACGCCATGATCTCGGTCCGGGTGGACAAGGAGAAGCGTGAGCGTGCGCGGAGCAAGGGGAAGAAGAGATGAAGGGGGTGAAGGAATGGCACAGGATGCATCATTGAAGCTGTCCCGGAAATCGCTGTTGGTGTGGAATGTGATCGGCAAACAAGTCAAAAAGAGTAATGGACAGACGGAGTCAGCCAATCGTTTTTTGGGGAATATTCAGACTTTGCTTAAACAGGCCAATGGACAAAATAGTATTCTGTCAAGCAGGATAATTCAAAATCTGGAAGACATAAATGAGACGTTAGTTGAAGGGTTTCATAAGATACCAGAGCCATCCGACAGCACGAAAATAATTGTTGTGCAGCAGGATCAGAAGGCTATTCAATTCCAACAGTTGGCATTGCGAATAATAAGTACTGCTCCTGCTACCGAAGCCTCTAAGAAAGAAGAGGAGAAGGCCACAAAAGTAAATTGGTGGAAGGGGCTTAAAGAAGGGAAAGGAAACAAGGAGAACAAGCCGGACAATTTTCAAACTACTGAAACTCTCGGTAAAAAGGCGCTCGCCAACACGGAGAAGTCAAACAGAAACAATATCAACACTGACTCGAAACCTGCGGTCTCTGAAACCAATACGACTCAGGAGACGAATAAGGAAACGAATAAGGAAACGACAGAGAAGGCTACGGACTCCAACAGTCAAAACGCAAAAAAGAAGAAGGATTCAGCGAGTCCGGCGGAGTCAAAAAGCAAGAAAACTCCAAGCCGACAATCATCTGATGTTAAAGATGACAGACCTCCAAAAGATTATATGATGGATCAAATCCTCAGACTATTTAATAAAGTTAAGTCTTTAGGTGAAAAAGCCATGGCTCCCCTATTTGATACAGGGAACTTAAAGAGTTCTGAGGGCGGCAGGGACGCTGAAACGAAAAAGCGAGCTCAAGGCAACGCACCAGCCAATCCTGCGTCGAACTTAAACAGTAATACAACGGCTCCTTCGGGGCAGGTCTCTCAAGCTGCACCAAAAAAGGATTCCAAGGTTATGAATTTTCTGAAAACGGCCGATATCGCCAAACCCTTCAATGCGATCAAATCCTTTGGAGAAAAAGCGGTAACCGAAGCGGCAACGGACGAGGATAAAAAAAATTGGAATACAATGAACGAGAACATCGATAAAGCTCTGGGGCAAATTGGAGCAAAGGCAATGGGAGCCCTCCGGCCCGTAATGGATACCATCAACACCGCACTGACTTCCGGACAATTGGCGCCTCTAATTGATGCCATGGCAAACGGGTTCCTTGTTATTGCCAATACGATAGGCATGGTCGTGGATGGCTTGCTATGGCTGGCCGGTATTATACAAGAAAATTGGTCATTCATTAAGCCGATTCTGGAGGCGATAGCCATTGTCTATTTGGCGGCAATGATTGTTCAGGTGTATATGCTGGCTGCGGCTTGGCTGGCGGCCAATTGGCCTATCTTGCTGGTTATTGCGGTGATTGCTGTACTATTAATGATTCTTCAAAAGCTGGGTGTTTCGGCCTCTGAGGTTGTAGGTGCTATAGTGGGGGCTTTCGGCGTCCTTGTGGCTGTAGTTCAGAACATAGGAATCTGGATAAGCAACATGTTCTACCTTGTTTGCGATGGCATCATCAATGCTTTTAATAATGCTGTTTATAATGTGAGAGATTCTTTACATGATCTGGCCTCCAGGGGGTTGAACATCCTTTACAGCCTGGCTTTAGGGGCTGAAGGGTTTGCCGGTGGGTTTATGAAGGTTATGGCAGAGGCAATTAACTGGGTGCTTGGCAGATTCAAGGCTATGATTGACGCGATGAGTAAGATCCCGTTCTTTGATAAGCTGGGGATCGGCAATATTAAAGTGGATATGGTTGAACCGAAAACTCCCCATGCGGCCAGCGATGCCTTAAATCAAATGAGGCAGGGGCTGGAAGATAATAAGCCTGAGCCGCCGGTTCTGCGCCAAACCCCACTGCAGAATTATGTGAATCTGGGCGACAGCTATAATAATTATAAGCAAAAGGGCAGCGACTTCATGGATAATTTCATGGACAAGGGGAAAGCAGCCACAGACAAAATAAAAGGGCTAACCAACACTTCTGCCGGGGCAAATCTGCCTGGCACCGCAAAACCTGCGGCCCCGAAAGTCGCCGGTAATTCGACCACTCTGTTAGCCAATCAATACAGCAACCTCAACAACGTCAACAGGGTCAACGAGGTCGGTGAAATCAACGAAGCCGTGGACATCTCAGCGGATGATCTGAAAATGCTGCGCGAGCTGGCGGAAATACAGGCGATACAGAATTTTGTGGAGCTGACGCCGACGGTGCAGGTAACAACCGGTAATATCAATAATGCCGGGGACATCGACAGTATTATTGCCAAGATCAACGACAAGCTGCAGGAAGCGTTCGTCTCTACGGCCCAGGGGGTGTACACGTAAATGACGGAGGAGTACGGTTTTTTTCTGAGCTTCAATAATGCTGAGGAGGTGATCCGGCTTCCGGTCAATCCTGAAATACTGGAGATTAAGGAGTCGGGAGACGGCAAAAGCTATACAGTTATCGACCTTGGCGAAATCAATGCCATCGCCTATCCCAAGCTGACGGAGATTACTATTGAGAGTATGTTTCCGTCTCAGTGGTACCCGTTTGTGGTAGCAGGGAATACACCAACCGACAAATTGCTACGGCCCTTCGATTACGTGGAGCTGATCAAGAAATGGATGAACAGCCGCAGGCCGGTCCGTTTCGTGTTCACAGGGCTTAAGGCAGACGCAGATACAGCGGCAAAAAGCGAGCAGGAGCCGGGATGGCTAAATTTAGCCCGCCAGAAGGCGGCGCAGTCTGTGGCCGGGGATTTCGGCATCAATATGGCCGTCAGTATTGAGAATTTCGCCTGGAAGCTCAGCGCGGGCAATACCGGGGATATCGAATACACGCTCGGTTTGAAAAAATATGTCTTCTATCAGGCAGCGCCTGTGAAGGTCGTCGGGGGTGAAGCCAAGCCGCAGCAGAAGCGGGACAGTGATAAGAAGGCAGCGGCCACCTACACTCTCAAGGCGGGGGATACTCTGTGGCGTGTTGCCCTCAAAGAACTTGGCGACGGCAGCAAGTACAAAACTCTCCAGAAGCTGAACGGTATCCCTGACAGTGAGCTAAACAGGCTGCAAATCGGACGGGTCATTAAGCTGTCGTAGGAGGCGAGACGGATGGAGCTTTTACTCAAAAATAAGGACGGGCTGATATGGGACATCTCCGGCATTGCCACCGACATCTCATGGAAGACCTCCCGCAGCGGGAAGCCCGCCGCCCTGGAGCTGACGCTGGTGAACAGCGGGATCTATCAGCATCCGAAGTTTGCAATCCACAACGGGGATATCCTGCAGTTCCGCAGAGACAATGTCAACGTATTCTACGGGTTTGTGTTCAGCCTGGATACCGGGGCAAGCCAAGAGATAAAGCTAACTGCATACGATCAAGTCCGCTATTTACTCGGGAACGGCAGCTATGTGCTGCAGAATGTGACGGCCAGTGAGTTAATCACCAAGATCGCTAAGGATTATGGGCTCCAGACCGGAGTGCTCGATTCTGCCGGGTATAAGATTCCCTCTCTGATTGAGGACAATAAGAAGCTGCTGGATATCATCATGGGAGCGATTGGCAGCGAGCTGCAGTTTAACGGCCAACTGCTGGCTTTCTATGACGATTTCGGCAAGCTGACGTTGCGCAAGCCACAGGCAATGCTGCTGAATATCATTTTGGGAGCGGGGCATTTGCTGTACGATTACTCACTCAAAAAAAGTATCGACGACGACACGTACAACACGATTTTTCTGTACAAGGATAACGAGGAGACAGGTAAACGAGAGTTCTTCCCGGTGACGGATCAGGAGAACGTGGCCCGCTGGGGTCTGCTGCAGCTGTATCAGAAGGCTGACGATAAGGCCAATGCTGCACAGATTCAGGAGAAGGCTGCAAATTTGCTTAAGCTGCATAACCGGGAGAAGCTTAGCTTGTCTGTGCAGGCGATCGGGGATATCCGGGTCCGAGCAGGGAGCTTCATCTATGTGCTGCTTGAGGATTTTGACACACAGGTATTCCTGGTCGATCAGTGTAGCCATAAGATTACAGGCGGAGAGCATACCATGTCTCTGGATATTAAGGTGGTGTAAATAGATGCTGGATATTATCAAAAAAGCGAGCCTCGGAGCCGTAGCCAATACGAATCCGGTGGCTTTTTCGTTTGGCACGGTGGTCGGGAATGAACCTCTGGAGATCCAGGTGGATCAACGGTTTGTACTGTCGGGTCCGGCATTGGTCCTGCCTGAAGCCATTATGGAGTGCAAAGTTAAAGTGGGTGACAGCGAAGTTCTGCTTCGACGAGGGCTTGAGCCCGGCGACCGGGTACTGCTGGCCCGGATGCAAGGCGGACAAAGCTACATTGTCCTGGATCGGCTGGTGCCGTCATGATTCCGGTTATAGGAAGATTGGGACCCATCACCGCCTCCTTGGAGAATGCAGCCGCATCCGGTTCTATGGCGCCTAGCCTTACCTACCGGATGGACTGGGAACGCAAACGTCTAGTGGGACGAGTGGATGGGCTTGAGGCTGTAAAGCAAGCCGCTGCCAAGATTCTGCAGACCTGGCGTTACGAGCACCTCATATACAGTGCGGATTATGGAACAGAATGGCGCCTGGTGCTGGGAAAGGACCGGCTGCTGGCCAGAGCTGAGCTGCGCAGAGTGGTCACCGAGGCGCTGCTGCAGGATGACCGGATAGAGAGGCTGGAAGACAGCGGGATCGAATTCAGCGGAGACAATGTCAGCTTTAGTTGTTTGGTGGTCACCCGCTACGGCAACTTTGAGCTCAGAAAGGAGATGAGCGGCGATGTATGAGGACCAGACTTATGAAGCATTACTGGAACGGATGCTGTCCCGGGTTCCGGAAGGCATCGACAAGCGCGAAGGCAGCATTATCTACGATGCGCTGGCTCCGGCAGCGGCAGAGATGGCGCAAATGTATATCGAACTGGAGATTAACAACAATTTGTATTTTGCGGATACGGCAAGCGGGGAATATCTGGAGCGGAGTATTGCCTGGAGCGGTGTGACCCGGGCTCCGGCGGGTAAGGCCCAGCTTCGGGGCGTTTTCTACAACAACGCAGGTGAATTACTGGATATTCCCCTGGGGAGCCGGTTCTCGCGGGAGTTAATCAATTTCACTGCAGCTGAGAAGCTCTCCCCCGGAAATTACCGGATGGTCTGCGAGATGGCCGGAGATGAAGGGAACCAGACTCTCGGTGCCCTGCTGCCCATTGATTATATTGCAGGTCTGGCCCGTGGGGAGCTGAGGGAGCTGCTGGTTCCGGGCACCGATGCCGAGGACGACGAATCCTTGCGTCAGCGTTACTATGCTGCAGCACGTCGCCCTTCAACCAGCGGCAATAAGTATCATTATATGGAGTGGGCGCAGCAGATCAGCGGCGTTGGCGGAGCAAGGGTGTTTCCGCTCTGGAACGGCCCGAAGACGGTGAAGGTGGTTATAGTTGATGCCGATATGCGGCCTGCCACCCCAGTTCTGGTAGAGCAGGTGCAGAAGCATATCGATCCGCTCCCGGGACAGGGTGAAGGACAGGCGCCGGTGGGAGCGGTAGTTACGGTTGCAGCGGCGATCGGGAAAAGTATCGGCGTTGCCGCGAAAGTCAGTCTGGCAGCGGGATATTCGCTGCAACCGGTGATTGATGCGTTCGCGGCAAAGCTGGAGACATACCGCCTTGAGAAGGCTTTTGACAGGAGCTATATCAGTTCGTCGGTCATCGGCTCGCTGCTGCTGAGTACCGATGGTGTAGTGGACTACAGCAATCTTTTGCTGAACGGCAAGACGGGAAATGTCACTCTGGGTGAGACGGAAGTGCCGCTGTTCACCGGTGCGACGCTGGAGGTGTAGCTTATGGGATATCCGGAGAGAATTGATCTACTTGAATACCTGCCCGAGTATTATGAGGGCGTTCCGGAAATGGAGATGCTGCAGGCCAGTGCCGGTACAGAGTGTGGACAATTAGCTTATAGTATTGCCGACAGCGGATCGCAGAAGAACGTAGAATCGGCGACATGGGGCCTGTCCCGTTGGGAGAAGGTACTTGGGCTGACGACGGACTTAAGCAAATCCGATGTCACCCGCCGGGAAATAATTAAGGCGAAGCTTCGGGGGAGCGGCACAACGACGCCTGAGATGATCCAGCGAACGGCTTCAGCGTTCTCGGGCGGGGAAGTGGAAGTGGTGGAGGTACCCGGAGAATACAGCTTTATTGTTCATTTTGTAGGAACGCTGGGTATTCCGGCTAATATGGCCGGGCTGATTCAGAGCATTGAAGAGATCAAACCGGCCCACCTGGATTACAGCTTTGAGTATACGTATACATGGTGGGATTCCCTTAAGCCGCTGACCTGGGCAAGTGCACATGACCGTACATGGGACGATCTGAGAGTATATGAATAGGAGGAGGAGCCATGAAGACAACAAATAATCTGAAGCTGAAGAAGCCGGATGGAAGCGATTATGTTGATATTGCGGATCTGAACAGCAATATGGATCTTATAGACACAGCGGTCAAAGGCGTGCAAGATCACACCGCCGATGCGGTCAAGCATGTTACAGCTGCCGAGCGCAGCGCCTGGAACGGCAAAGCTTCCACTACGGCCGCAACCTCATCCGCTGCCGGGTTGATGTCCGCCGCCGACAAGACCAAGCTGGACGGAGTGGCTACGGGAGCAAATAACTATACACACCCTGCAGGCGATGGTAACCAGCATGTCCCTGCCACCGGAACCACAAACAATACCAAGGTGTTGAAAGCCGGGGCAACAGCGGGGAGCGCAGCCTGGGGGGCGATCAACGCATCGGAGGTGGTGGAGGATGCCAGCCACCGCTTTGCGACAGATGCGGAGAAGGCGGTGTGGAGTGGGAAAGCTCCGCTGGTTTCCCCGGCGTTTACGGGGACGCCTACAGCTCCGACAGTGGTGGCAGGTACAGTTAGCACACAATTGGCAAACACTGCATTTGTAAACACCAACGCGACAAAGCGGATAGTGCTAACAGGACAAGGGCAGAACACATCGTACCGCCGTACGGTAGTCGCGCTGTGCGATGTCACAAATACCGATGCCGCGGCCAGTTCATATAGTAATGGTCTGCTCACTATGCACCGCTATAATGGATTAAGTGGACAAGTTACGGCTCTGGTGGCATGCGAAAAGCACTACAATTCAAATGCGATGAACTATACAGCCTTACGCATGGGTGTAGGTGCGGGCAGGTTCCGGCCATGCACGTTTACCTATAAAGGCGTAAAGTATGGCGGACTTGACATTTACATCGCAGACGCTGAGCTGCGGGACATTGAGTTTAACGGAGCTACAAACTTCGGGATTTTTGCCGTTGATTACTACAATAACCAAACCAGCACAGTTATCAATGTGGAAATAAATAACTCACTGAGTTCTGTAGAAGGAACCGACTATTTTCCCATTGGTGATTTTACCTTCAATGGTGCAGGAATTAACGCGGTGTCATTGGGCGGGGTGGCAGCCGATGACTATGCACTGCTGGCTTCTCCGGCATTTACAGGTACACCTACGGCACCAACCGCTGCCAAGGGGACTGATACGGAACAGATTGCCACGACTGCATATGTAATGGACAGTGCCTTACGATTGGGATTTTTAGGTGCGGGGGACTTTAACACGTTTCTTACTCCCGGCATGTATAGACTGGGGGCCGGCGGGGATTTCACTAATGGCCCCGGTACTTATGCTTATGGGCAGCTACTTGTGGTCCGTGGTGGGAATTACGATACGTATGCGCAGATAGTAATTCCTTATAATAACGCTAATATAGCATATCGAACAGGCACCGTATCTTCGATAGCATCAGCCACATGGTTGACACTATGGAACCAAGGTAATTTTAACCCTACCACGAAAGCTGATTTAGCAAGTCCGGCCTTCACAGGCATACCAACGGCTCCGACACCGGCGTCCACCGTGAACAACACACAGTTGGCAACCACGGCGTTCGTTCAGACGCTTATTGGAGCGCAGATGACGGCACCTGTGCAGCTCGCAAACGGTACCGACTTGGATACGATTATCACTTCCGGGTTTTATCGTTTGGGAACAGGACACGTAAACGTCCCCGCAGGCCTGAATACAGACTACGGCATGCTGATTGTGTCCCGCTTGTCAACCGTGGTAACACAGATGTTTGTGCCATCTCGGGGTAGCATATCGTGGGCAGTGCGTGGGGGTACGCCGTCGAATGCTGGAGGCACGGGTACGTTACCTGCTTGGACATTGTTTGCGGGCCTTGATACGAACGGGGATGTTGCGCTCAGTGCCATACCTGACCAAGTGCAGAAATACAGCCTTACGCAGGACAGCGGTAGGAACCGCAGGCTGGATGATAACACAGACCTAAACACTGTGACACTGGCAGGTTTTTACGATGGTACCCAACTAGTTAATGTTCCACCTGTAGGGGAACATTCATCTCTTTGGTGGCACATCATGGTACAGACGCATTCAGGCGCTTCAAACGGTGAAAACTACGTGATTCAGAGGGCTTCGGGGCTTAGCACAGTGGGATTGTGGGAGTTCACCCGCCGCCGCTACAATGGGGTATGGAGCGAATGGCGGGAGGTACAGACGTATAAGGACCAGAACTTAAAAGCGCCCACAGACCTTCCAAGCACCTATACCGGAAAAACCACCACAATATTCTTCGTTAATAATGTGGCTGGATGGCCTAGAAGCTATGGCACAGTAGTGACGATGAAAGGTCATACAGCGGCAGAATCGGGTGTTACTCAGTACTTCTACCCTTACAACAACGATGACTCGATAAAGTACCGCCATGGTTTATTTAACCAGAACGCATGGGGCGAATGGCGCGAACTTCTGGACTCTACCCACGCCGCTAAGACCCTCATGCAGCGGGATACAGCACCTTCTAATCTTAATAATGCTACCACACCCGGTTCATATTTATTAGGAGCGGAAGCAAGTCATTCTAACGGGCCGGGCTTCGCATGGGCAATATTGGATGTGACGGTGAATAATTCGGGGTATGTTAAACAAGTGGCTACGCAAGTATTGGGCAATAATCAGAAATATCGCAGCAGATCAGAAACCGGGACATGGTCAAGCTGGATTAAATTAGTGACTGAGCCTGATTTAACAGCTGCCGTACAGGCTCCACCTTATGCCGTAACCGCTGGAACGAATGCGGCTCTGACGGCCAGCATAAGTCCAGCTCTTACAGCACTGTCAGCAGGCCTACGGGTAACCATCAAAGTCCATGTTGCTGTAGCTGGATCAGTTACGCTCAACCTTAACAGCCTGGGAACCAAAAGCATCAAAAAGCCAAACGGCAATAATCCGACATTGGCACTCGGCGGGGTATACACGCTGGTCTATGACGGAACGGCTTTTATCTTACAGGGTGAAGGGGGGGAGTATGGAACAGCAGCGGCATCCGATGTACTAGCTGGCAAGACCATTGGAACAGAATCAGGATTGATAACAGGAACAATGGCCAATAATGGGGCTGGCGGTACGGTAACTCCTACTTCCTCGGCCCAGACTAAGCCAGCAGGCTTTTATTCTTCAGCAATTACGATAGCTGGAGTCAGTGTACCGGCAGCCAGTGTTGTAGCTGGAACAACAATTGCGGGAGTTGCTGGAGCCCTTCCTAGTAGAGCGAACGATCAATTGTCGGGGACTATAAATTATGAGGGCAACGGCAGAATGGCAGTAGGCTTTCCGACTGGGGCTTATGTTACCAATAGCGGCTTTGGTAACGGACTTGCTTCGGTGGCTATTCAAGATCCGGACTTCATTTCAAGCAATATCCGCAATGGTGTTAATATATTTGGAGTAATCGGCAGCTTAATCGAAGGCAAGCGATATGCTTCAGGTTATCATACCGTTCAAGGGGTATTTGAGGATGTCTTTATCGGAAATCTTGGATTTGCTCCCAGAACGGCGATAGCCCGTAAAGCGGACGGTACGGATGACTATGGCATTTATCAGCCTGACCTGGGGATAAATATTTACGTCAGATACGGTTATGTATGGAATAATGCCTGGAAGCCGGATTACCTCGCCAGCAACTCGCTGTCATTATATTTACCGGATTATGTGACGCTTTCAGGAACCTATAACTATTACGTATTCGGATAAAGGGGAGACTGGCCATGGAGATTGGCATGAAAATATATTACGAGAAGGATACGGGGAAAGTTATTTTAAACACAGGTGAGAAATCGGGGAATGTTGCTCCTACCACTCGGGAGGAGGACTTCTCATATTTCAAGGTGCTGGCTGAGCGCGTTCCAGATACCGTCGGATTGATTGAGCTAGAGTATCGACAGTATGCTCAAGACTTCTTAAATGCAACCTCCTATCGAGTTAATACGGAAACCGGGGAGCTTGAATTTTGCTATGAGCCTTTTCCTTCAAGTGAACAGGGTGAGCAGGCTTATCAAAAGTCCCTGTCTGAGCAATTTGCGGTGCTTGAGCAACGGACTGAAGCCACTGAAGCTGCCATTTTGGCGCTGCTTGATTTGGGGCTATGATAACAACGGAACGGAGGCGACTGACAGATATGTATCTTTTTCTGCTTAATATGTGGACTATGGGTAAAGTTACAGAGGAGAAACTTAAGAGCTATTATCCGAAATATATTACCTCCGAAGAGTTGAACAGACTTTTAGCAATAACGCAAAATGTGTAATTAGCGCCCCTGAGGCGTTTTTATTTTGCCCCCGGTTGTAGCCGGGGGGTTCTTTTTACCTAAAGTATATAGAGAGAGGGGGCCTTGGGGTGTCCAGCGGGGAGTATGTGATGCAAGGGGGGACCGGAGGTGTAAACGATTTGGAGAAGCGCATAGAGGACATGGAGCACGGGCTGACTTCGATGAAGAACGAGTTCGTACGGCTCTCCGGGGAAGCGCTGGCTGCGGATAAGCGGCTGAAGGTGCTGGAGGAGAATGTCCGGCGCCACGAAGAAAGTCTGACACAGCTCAAGGAAACCACCATTGAAATGAAGGTTCAATATTCATCAATCATTGGAAAAATAGACAGTCTGGAGAACAAAATTTTTTCGCTGCTGCAGCAGACGGGAAAGGATACCGCGGCAGAGCGCAAGTTCTGGATGGATTTGCTGAAGTACGTGCTCGGCGGGACGATCTTCGTCATTATTGGATATGTTTTTTTGGGAGGAGCTTAGCAGATGCTGACACTGGCTCAGGTAAAAAGTAGATCCGGCTCCCGCCTCACCGGCCTGCATCCGACGGTACTGACAGCCACTGAACTGCTCATCGAGCGATGTTACGCTGAAGGCGTGCCGATCCTGATTACTCAGGGGCTGCGCACCGTGGCGGAGCAGAATGCATTGTACGCTCAGGGGAGAACCAAGCCCGGCGCGATTGTCACCAATGCCCGCGGCGGCTACAGCTATCACAATTACGGGCTGGCGGTTGATTTCGCGCTGCTTCTGCCCGGCGGTTCGAGTGCATCATGGGATATGAAGCGCGATGGCGACGGGGACGGCACTTCAGATTGGCAGGAGGTTGCCCGGCAAGCCAAGGAACTTGGCTTTGAATGGGGCGGCGACTGGAGCAGCTTTAAAGATTATCCCCATTTACAGATGAGCTTTGGATTAACGATCAGCGAACTGCGGGGTGGGGCAAAGCCTGTGGGGGCGGCGGTAGAAGCGGTCCAGAGACTGCTTCAGAAGAAGGAGGCTACCGCATTGAATAAAGATATTAGTGCAACCGTGAACGTCAACGGCGTCAGGATTGCCGATGGTTTTATAGACAAGGGTGTAACTTATGTGCCGGTAAGGGCAGTTGCGGAAGCGCTGGGAATGACAGTGGGCTATGATCAGACAAGCCGTACGGTTACAATTGCTTCTGCTGTTAAGGAGGTCAACGGACAATGAGTAATGAAAATTTTGACAATGTGCTGGCGTTTGCTTCAGCGCTCTCGGTAGTGATTCTTGCACTCGTACAGTTAATCAAGAATAATATTAATCTTCCGCGCAACATAATTCCTTTTATTGGTCTTGGCGTGGGATTGCTGATTGGTGCGGTGGCATACCCTTTTACCGAGCTGGATCTGACGCTCCGCCTATGGTCGGGAGGGCTCGCCGGATTGTCGGCAACCGGTCTGTTCGAGCTTGCTTTCAATAATCGGATCGGAAATACGAAGGAATGA